GGTTGTTGGGAAGCGTCTCCAATAGTTTCCGCAGACCATTCGACCCACTGATATTCGGAGCGGGCAAGTCAATCCGATATTTGACAGTCTCCAGAAGTTGCCATAACTCCGCGCACTTCGCCTCAAGCAAATCCGCACGGCGCTTCTCGGCAAACCAGTCGAGTTCCTTGTGGGCCGCCGCTTCGATGTGTCGCTCGCGCTCGGCCCTGAGGTGGTCGCGTTCCTCCGCTAGAGTGTCAAACGCCAGCCGTGCTGCGCTCTTGTCGCGCTCGGCTTCGGTCTTGAGGGAGGCGATTTCCTCGCGCAGATGACGAATCTCCTCGGCTACTTTCATACAAATGAGGGCACTGTAGTTGAGTCTCTTTTGGCTCAGATGCTCAAGTTCCAACTCAGTCATGCTTTCCTCCTCGCCTTTCATGTTATGCTCCTCAAAGCACACCGCGATGTCGCAGTCGTGTTCAGGACAACGGTCGTCGCTCATGGTTCCCTCCGTTTCGGGATCGGTTTGGCGGCGGCGAGTTCACGAAGCATCCTTGTGATGTCCACAATGGCGCAGCGCAGATGCCAAAGTCTCTCATCAGCCACGTACTTTTCAGGACGCTGCTCAAGGTAGTCAAGACCGCATATCTTTTTGCGCTTCACCGTTTCCTCCTCGCCTTGGGCCGCTGGCCTTCGGGAAGTATCCTAAAACTGTCTCGCTTCCAACCCGGCATTATCTGAAGACCAGAACTAGAACTGGACAACGCCAGATTTGGCACTAATTTTCGTTCAACGACAAATCCCGTTGCCAATTCTCGGGCTGAGTAGCTCCTGTTGGGGTTCTCGAAGGTACAGATAAGCACCCAAGTGTTAGGTGCAGGCCATTGAAACCTTGCCCACACACACCATCTCTTCGCCTTGCGCTTCATGGTTCCCTCCTGCCGTGCCTCTATTACCAAACCTTCAACAAATGGTAAACGGCGTAAATCAACGCACAACACAGAACGCAAGTGAACATTGTCGTGGCGATGACAATGTAAATGCGAAACACGTGCTCTAAGGTCTCTCGGACACTTCTGTCAAGCCACCCCATTTCGGTCCCTCCTGCCGTGCCTCACTGGGAGTTTTATAGCTGAAATACACATCTGGCGCCTTTCTCAACAATCGAGAATCCCCGCTCCGTGAGATAGTCCTGGATTCTGTGCCAACATTCGACGCAACAATCAAAAGTCGCTGTCGCCAGAACTGGATGCTCTTGACGGTCGAATAACTCCCCACAAAACGAACATCGGATGGTGTAGCTCATTGAGGAAATCTCCTCGCGCCAGTTGCGCCTTGTTCCACCTTCTTGACTACCTCTGTTAGAAGTTCCCTCCAGCCCCTAGCGCGGTCAAAGCCCTTAATCAGGAAATAATCCAGCCGCTCCAGCGTGGTGTTAATATGCACCACATAGTCAGCATGGTTATTCTCGTCCTGCCGAAGATTCAGGATTTTAACAGTCAGCATTTGATTCTGCCTTTCTGCGGGGCGACCCGCCAGCCTCTCTACCACCACCAGAATCAGTCTGGCCGGGCGAGGCAAACGAGCCGCCCGCATCTTGGAGCCGCCAGTAGACCAATTATGCGCGATGCTGCAAATGGCACGGGGCTATCGGGAAGATTTTGCATCGCTCTCCCGTTTTACTACTGGCGGCACATCTTGATGGACGCGTGGCCGCTTGCCTCCGACGGCTAGGTGGGTCTATGCGCATGACCTCGACCCGTTCGGAATCCCACGGCTCACACGCCGCACGCGCCCAAGCTCTGCTACCCAACCAAGTTGTCACTGTGCTTTGTGGAACACCCAGCAACCGCGCAGATGTACCGCTTCACAGCGTTCCTGGTGCCACCTTTCAGGTTGTCCACCTCAACAACCTCGGCCTTCGCAAGCCGGCCGGTCAGCGGACCAACATAGCTCCACTTTTCCGGGTCGTTGTCCGGTCCCTGGAACTCGCCGGGGATAAAGGAGGTGTCTCCTTCAACGAGCATCGGGAGCCCGAAAGCGTGGCAGAAATCAAGCTGAATCCAGCCAGCTTTGCTGTTGAGGTTGTCGAAGACCCGGCGGTCGTTGAGTGTTGGGTGGTTGATAACCACCAGCTTCGGGTTGAGGTTGACTGAGCCGCGGTCTTTGGAGAATCGTGGCTCGAAGCCGTCGAGTCGGACGGTGTAGATGTCCTGCGGCATCGTCGGCATTCCTTTCAGGGATTCGGTGCTTACACCCATTCTCGGCATTGGTAAAACCTCCTATGTAGTTTTTTGTGGCTGCTTGCGCAGCATTTCCTCGATGTTCGGCTGCTCAACCGGGTCAAGGTTGAGGCAGGTTGCTGTTGTGAATTGATAGTCCGGTGCGATTTTGACCTGCGGTACAGTGCCGCCGGCGCGGCTTATCCGCCAAACTTCGTTGAAGTACTTGAGCAACCGATGGTAACGCACCGGGAATGTAGTGACTTTGCCGGTGAACCTCGGGTTTGTGTCGGTTGATTCCGGTGCCTCCTCAGCAGCTTCGTGAAAGATTGTGATAACATCAACGCCCGGCAGCGCCAGTTGCCTAAGAACCACCGCTTCGACCATGGACATCTCGGCGGCCCAGGCATCATAGCTCTTTGGAATCCTGACCATCATCTTGCCGCCGACGCTGATTTCGCGCCGGATTTCCTTGGTCGTGAACAGCGCGAATTCCATTGCAGCTTTTGCCATTGTTGACATGCTATCGTCAACGAGCGTTTTCACCAAGGTTCCCGGAGGAACGTCAAAGCCAAGCAGGGACAAGTCTAAGCTCTGCTCCAGCTTGGTCATAACGTCCAGCATCTCACTGAAAGCCTCTGGCTGGTAGGGATACCCGCGGTCACGGAACGTAATGACGTACACGCCTGAGATGCCGGCGATGCTTTCAGCCCGCTGGTCGAAGTCGAAGAACAGAATTGGCTTCCTGCCGGTGGCGGCGAGGCGGGATTTGCCGGACTTTTCCGGCCCGATTTCAGCTAATTTCAGCTTCGTAAATGGTGTTATTTGGTCGGCTATTACAAGTTCCATGTTGACTCCTTTCCTTGTTCCTCCTGCTGTGCCTCACATCACTGGTTCGTAGGTCATCTCAAAGATGTCAGGTTTGCAGGGGTAATACTCGCCCTTGACCCCACGAATAATCCAGTCACCAGGACTGGCTTTCATAACACCTTCTGTTGTGTGGACCAGTAGGGCAGGATTCAGGGGGTCGTCAATATCAACTGTCCCCCTTTGTGTTTGCATGAACTCAGATACTTCCTCGTAATTGCTGCCCGTCCACTGAATGGCCTCGATAACAACCGGCTTCTTTCGGAACTTCATGCCGACTCCTTTTAGCTCTACTGCCTACTCGATTTCATAAGGCACCCACGGCTCAACCTGGACGTAGTCCGCGTTTATAACCAACTCACGCGAGCCTGGTGGAACTGCACAGATGAGCCGGTAGCTGCAACCGCTGTAGATATGGCAGGCTTGGTCGTCAGCAAGCCAAACGTCGTTCTCAAAGCAATAGCGGAGCCGGGTGGCCTGCTCGACCTTCCGAGCCTGCCACTCCTGCATCTCTGGCAAAGAGTAGCTCGGATAAACCCGCGTGAATCGAACGGCATCATCTTTCGGCTCCGTCCGAGCACAAACATTGACGATACAACGGTCGACCGGCAAGTCCCAGCCAATGCTCTTTGCGATAGCACCAACGCCGAAGATGTAGCCTTGAATCTGGTCGTGCGGCTTGTACTTCTTGATAAGGTCTGCGCTGATTCTATCAACTGTTTTGTGGTCAACTGGGCACAGCCGGTTTTGGTCAACGACTAGCATGTCGGGTTTGATTACATAATAAACGACGACTTTATTGTTCTCGCCGACAAGGATTTCGTGCCTGCGACCGGCGCCGGCTTCTGTGGACACAATCTTCCACATCTTGGAGTCAATATCGGCCTGACGGTTGTGGTATCTCCCAATCATTGTGATAGCGCCATCACGGCCGCCGAAGGACTTGAAGCCGCGGGGGTCGTGCTCTTCGAGGGCGTCCATGTCCAGGGCGGCCCAATTCCGGGCCGCGCTCAGCAACGCTGATTGTTGGGTCAGCGTCCCCGCCAACATCCCTTCATAGAAGTCGGACATCACGGCCGACCACCAAGAACCGATGTCCATGGACGCCCGGCGGCCTTTCCTGCGGAGGTTCCGGAGAACCTGGTAGTGAAACTGCCGTTCGCAAAGTGAGAAGGGTTTTATCGTGCTGGAGTCGTACATAAAGCTCCACCGACCGTCAGGGAGAACGTGGAACAGCGGCGTCGCCAGCCCCGGGACCTCGTTGTGGGTCGGGGGGCTTTGTTCGCAAGAATTGTTTGTAGCGCCCATGTTCTAGTCTCCTCCGCTCTGCTTGTCTTTCTCGGTGGCATTGTTTGCAATACCTAGACAGAGTGCCTTTCGCGCGGCCAGTGTTTTCTTTGGTATATTCATGCCCCCTCAGACAGTGGCTTATCTGCCTGTTTGTGCAGGTTGGGCTATCGGGGTGGTTTCTGCTTGTGGTCAGTGTTAGGTGTTGGGGATTAACACAGGACCTATTATGGCATTTGTGGTGAACCTGCAAGAAGCTCGCATCGTAGGGGCCAAGAAATTGTTGGTATGCGTAGGCGTGAGCCCTCACAACCTCGTGGCCGTTGTAGAACTTGCCGTACCCAGCAGCCTCTATGCAACCTTTCCACAGCCAACAACCGTTGCTATCTGGCTCGATTTTTCTCAGGAATCTTCCGAGTGCTGAGTGTCTCATGTGTCTCATTTGGCTTCTCTTGTTTATGGCAAGGGCAGTGGCAATCCTTCTCATGGTGACAGAGATGGTGGAAGTCGCGGAAGCATAAGAGCGACACCCAATCTCCATACTCGTCTACTTTGTCGTCGGGTTCTTCGTCTTTTTCCATTTGGAATCTTCACACGCTTCCGGCCATTCAAAGCCGCAATGTAGGCAAGTGCGGTGGAGGTGTTCCCGCTGCATTTTCCCGCCGTGCCAACCGGCAAAGACGCAGCCGTCTTGGTAGAACATCTTAGCTGCGTGGAAAGTTGTGTCAACTTTCTGATGGCTGCACTTCGGGCACTTGGCCCTTGGGCGATACGGCGGTAGCTTCCTCCTTGTCGTTGCCGTACCATGGCTCATTTTTGCCGCCAATCCACTGAGAAGATGTTCCGCTTAAGGATAGCGGTGTAGAAACCCTTTCTACGCCTGCGGTAGTAGATGGTTAGCCGGCCTGCCCTAAAAACAAGAATGATGTTTGCCATGCTCCAGAGCCAGTTAAACCCAGGTCTGATTTCTTCCCCTTCGCACCTTCGGTGAATGAGCCTCATTTTTGCACCTTCGCTGCAATCAACGCTTGTAAATCCGCGGCTGTGAGCCCGGCGGACTTCAACAACTCAACAACCGATGTAATCTTGTCTCGGCGCGGTTTTGCGGCCGCTTGCTTCGCAGCAGTCGTTGGAACCTTGACATACCGCAGCGCCCGTGCTTTTGTATGCGCACGGTCAGCTTGCTCAAGCTCCAACGCAGAGAGCATTATCTGGCGATACTCCTTAGCACGTTCCGCGTCGTGGAGCATCATCCGATATTTGTCAATCCATTGGGGAAGCTCGACTTCGGAAAGCTCGGAGATGATGCGGCACTGTGAGTACCACGTCTCGCCTTTGATGGAGATTTCCCGGCCGTTGTGCTGGACGCCCTCATCGTCAATCAATGGCTTTTCGGTGATTTCGAGCTTGGGGGTTGCCGTGCAGTTTTTACAGAATGTTGGTTCGGCTTCGGAGGCGTGGTTTTCGCAGTAGAGGTTGCCGCATATGCGGCAGGCCATTGTCGTCTCGACTGCGAGGTCGCCTAGGCCCTCAGACTGGCAATAGAAGCAGGCCGACATCAAATCCTCCTAGGAGCCTTAATTATTACCACGTCCCCCGCCAAGAACTTCTCAACAAGCTGGCGCAGCACCTCGGAGCGGTCGCCGTACCTCGGTATGCGGTGCCTAAGCCGCTCCCACAGAAGCAGGGAAACCTGAAATGAAAGCGTTTTCCGGTTTGGATTTGGAGTTGCCATGCTCTAGTGTCTCATAGTCACAACTACTTGTCAACTAAAATAAGCACTTTGTTTTCAGCGACTTAGCAGTTTTCTTAATAAGCCTGCATTTCGGTTTTTCCGGCGTGTTCATTGCTTGTCTCCCGGTGCAATTTCTGTAAGCCAGAAGATTATGCCTGGGACGACTACATACCCTGCTACCACCACGCATACCAAACGGGCGAGAAACCACAAGAGTTCCATCATAGATGCGCCTCCCTGCTACGCATGTCCAACCTCCCCAGTCGGCGTCGGCATTCCCGTGGTTGTGCCCAGGTACTCCCCGACGATTGACACCGTCCCAATGAGCATCCTGGCCCCCGGCGCCGGCGCTGGATGGGCATCAAGCCAGCTTGGAAGCTCTGGCCGTTTCATAAAAGTAACCTTCGGTTTTATTCCGCCGGAAAAGATAATGACACAGAGGGCGCCTTCAAAGACGCGGGCTTCTTGGTCTTCGGCTATCCCGAGGATGATTGCGTCCACCGGACACCTCCCGCTTTGGAGCCGCAGTCTGAGCAGAATTCCTGGTGTGGTTCAAGTTCCACGCCACACTTGGCGCAGGTGAAGTGGCCCTTTCTTACCAACGCACCGCACTGGTAGCAATACTTATCGGCCGGCCTAATTCCTGTATGGTCTGCTGGTTGTTTGGTACAAAGGTTTGCCATGTTATACGCTCCTTTGGATGGCTGCTTCTACCGCAGCCTGGATGTCAGTAATTGACGCATACGGCGCGTGGAGTCTCAAGACCCCCGGTCGATTCGGGCTTACAAACAGCATGTCGCCTCGGCTCAAAAGGTGCTCGGCCCCTGAGAAGCCCAAGACAGTCCGACTGTCGGCCTCGCTGGGAAGCCGGAACGACAGCCTTGCTGGGAAGTTCGCTTTGATTGAGCCAATAACTACGTTCACCGAAGGTCGCTGGGTCGAGGCGATGACATAGACCCCAGCAGCCCGTGACTTCTGCACTATCGCAGATAGCTTCGACTCGGCGATTTTGCCGATGGACGGGCCGCGACCCTCGCTCGGACGCGCCCTGTCCATGAGTAAATCCGCGAGTTCGTCAATGACAAGGACGATGAATGGCAATGGTGTGCAGCGCCCGCCTGTTGGCGCGCAGATAAGGTTGTATTCATGCACGTTGCGGCAGCCGGTTTTGCTGAGCTTTTTGAGCCGGGATTCCATCTCATCAATGACCCAGTCCATCTGCTCAAGGGTTTGATAGACGCTGGTTGCTGGCGGGAACAGCAGGTGCGGAGCACCAATGAAGTGCCCAAACTCGACATTCTTCGTATCCGACAGCACAAGCTGAACGGCGTTGCTGTTTACAATATAAACAATCGTGGCGAGGATGCTGCTCAGCAGCGTGGACTTTCCTGCGCCGGTGCTTCCGGCGATAAGCAAGTGCGGCAGCATTGCTAGGTTTTCAATCGCAGGTCGACCTAGGTGGTCTACGCCAAGGTTCAACGGCACATCATACCGAAGGTCGCTGGCCTGGTGTGTCCAAACTGCGTTGACGGTGTTTTTGAAATCAATGAAGGAACGCTTGGCGTTCGGTACGAAAACGCCGACGGCACTCTCACCCGGCAACCGCTTTATCAGGATATCTTCCACGCCGAGCGTCACCGCGATGTCAGAGGCGAGCGCCTCTAGGTGGGAAACGCGGGTCCGGCTTGTTGGGAAGAAGCGGTACGCTGATATAATTGGGCCTTCAGCTACCGGAGGTACGAAGTCCGCTTCAACGCCGAGTTCGGCGAATTTCACCGCAATCTTTGCTAGGATGGCAACTTGTTCTGCGGTCAGATTCGCGGTGGTCTTCATCATTTAATCACACTTGAGCGGAGTTTGGATAATCGAAAATGTCAAGCGGCAGCGGCCGTCGAGGCTTCCCTTCGGTTTGGTCGGCTAGTACAACCGCAACCTTTAGCATAGCTCCGCAGCCGCCGCAGATGAATGTCCATCCCTTCTCGATGGAATCTGGGTAAATGGTGTACTCAGCCCCGATACCTATTTCATCTCGCAGGACGTGGAAGCCGCATTCACAAAGTGATAACTTGCAGACCTTCGCTCTGACTCGTTGGCTCATCTCGCTGGACCCTCCCCCGGACTACTCACTCTTGGCACCAACTCCCGGCCAAGTTCGTCCCGAGGCTTGATTATCGAGCAGACTGTACCGCAAACACGGCAGTCGACCACTTCCAGTGACATCGGCCTATCGGCGATGTGCATTACCAGCTTGCACCGTGGGCACTCGACTGCGCCGGTGAACACCCGCCACTCTGCTACTGCTATTTCACGAGCCATGGTTTGTCCCCTCCAAACAAAGTTGGCTGATTCGGCGTCGAAGACGCAAACTTGCGGCGCAGGGCGAAGGCGTCGGCCAGCCAATCCCGCAGCGCGGTGTAGGTGTGCCGCACACGATATGCGGAGCATATCTGGGCGCCGCAGCTTGGGCAAGTGAGGATATGGAAGTGAGCACGCTTGCCGCGTGTTTGGCGCTTTTTCGGGTTGGTGGTGCTTATTTGCAGCTTAGTCCACCTCATCCGCGCCAAGCAGTAGCTTGGCCTCATTCTTGTCGCAAAGCAGACCGCGATAGGCGGGGGTCAGGTAGTGGAGCTTCGTCGCAAGTTGCGCTACGTCCTTGAACTTGATGTAGATTCCGCCCGTCAGCTCTGCTATGCGCCGCAGCCGGGCTTCGCCACTTTCAGTCGGGCCGATGTGGATGCAGTCGACCGGGACTTGTGCGGCGCAGAATGTTTCGGCTTGTTTGTATGAGGCATCGCCATCAGTTGCTTCCCCGTCGGAGATAAGAACGGCCTGTGAGAGCGGTTCCCGCAGTGCTTTCTCCATGCCCCATCCCATCGGCGTACCGCCTTGGGCCTCCATTGTCAGGGCGCACACCGTGAGCGTGCCAAAGTCTGTGCCGAGCCTCCGGTCGTCCTCGTCCTTGCCGCCGAAGTTGTAAATGGCGATTTCAGTGTCGTCGGGATTGCAGCTTTGCAGGAACGACTGAACCGCTTCGCGGAGATATTCGATGCGGGATTTCTCCACGTTGTAGTCGTCCATTGCCGACATTGAGCCGCTGTTGTCGCAGATGAGTGCGACTCGGTTGGGTTTCGCGGTCAGGTCAATGGGCTTGTCCACCTGCGCCAGCACACGCTGGTGAAGCGCAGGCAAGCCACCGCCAACGCGGTGGGGCTTTTGGAGGGCGTTGTTGTTTTTTATGATGGCCATCAGACCTTGAACACCTCCTTCTGTAGACGGTCCCAAACTGCGTTCAGTTTGGTCATTGCTTCCATATCTCCACCGTGGTCCGGATGCAACACTGTCGCTGCCCTCCGATAGGCCGCTTGCGCGGCATCGAAACCGACAAGCGTTAGGAAATCCACAGCAAGCTGTGAGGCTGTGGATTTCGTAATGCTGGCTGGCGCCTGGGCGGACTGGGCCTGCTGCCGCGTTACCGCAACTACGTTGTGTTTGCCATAGACCTTCTCGCAGAGAAGCCGCATCGGGTCAAAGAACCGCTCGGTGAAGGTCCAAACTTTCGTTGTGGGGTCGAAGGCGCGGTCGCTGGCGGGTATGAGTGCTTTGATGGCGGTGACAAACTCCATTGAGTACGGAGTAGCGATGCGATACGCCGATACGGAAGTGTCCCACCAAATTCTTACATTGGCCATATTGGCTCCTTGGCCTCTAGGCAATAAAAAAACCGCCCCGTGATACGGTGTTCTGTATCACAGGACGGTTGGGGGTGCAGCTTTCCAGCAAAGCCAGCGAAGCTATCCCGCAGAAGCGAACTGCGCGATAACGGCCGCCAGGTCTTCCGGACTGAGCCCCGCCAGGAACTTGAGTGCCTTTTCCTTCGGGGTCGCCTTCCGGCGCTCCTTCACTTCGGCGACGCTCGCGCGGAGGTCCAGCGCGCCCTCGACGGGCTGGTACGCCGGGTCCGCCAGCAAGTCGCGGACATACGCTTGCTGTTTCAGGATTGAACCGCGGTTGAAGATGTCCACAGCGACGGGTTCGCTCTGGGCCAACTCCAACGCCTCGGCCCAAGTCTCCGCCTCGATGAACTCCACGGTCTGTAGGGACTGGAGTTCCGGCTCCGGCTGGTTGTTCTCGGTGGCCTCCTTCTGGGCTTTCTCGATTTGCTTCTCGGTCAGGACTTTGATGTCGTCCCCGACCTTGACAGCGCCTCGGGTTTCGGTGTAGGTTTTCATTTGGCTCTCCTTTCTGGTCGACCGATGGGCGACCGATTTCGTTTCCAACTACGTTAGCAGTATGAGCCATAAGGGCGAAAGTGTCAAGAACTATAATTACTTTGTTTTCAAGGCTTTGCGCGATTTCTTGGCACGCTTGCGCGTGAGTTTTTGCTTCTTGGCAAGGAAAGACTTTAGGATGCGGCGTAGCATCCGCCGCTGTAGTGCGGATAGGTTATCAACAAAGGCCACGAGCTGGCCTTCCGGTGCTAGGGCCTTGACGGCCCTTACGTTGTGCCACGGCACTGATTTGCGTATCACCATGTTCGTATCTTCTCCAACTGGAAATCCACAATATCATCGAAAGCATTGAGCATCTGCTGGAGGGCGTCAGTGAGGTAATCCTCAGCTTTCGCTGGGTCATCCAGCTCATCACCGTGTCGGACGGTCAACTCGACGTTGAAGGTTGATTTGGCCATTGGCCACCTCTCTTCGGCTCCCCGCTTAGTGTGCCAGATAGCGGTTCCCACTATTCCGTCATTCTATCTGGCGACGGGTTCTCGTCGTGCCGTTGGCACGCCACATAAAGCGAGAAGCCGAAGGCAGGCGGCAAACCTGCCGGCTCCGCTGGGTTAGAAAGCGGAGCAGTTGAGTACACGGACCGCGAATCGGGTCTTACCGCTAGGCGACCCATACACCCTGAGCTGGGCCATTGGGTGCTGCTTGACGAACCATCCAGACGGTAAGCGGTAAATGTATTTCTCGCCGTGCTTACGAATCAACTTCATGGTGCCCTCCTTGTCAGACGTTGGATAGACTCTTTGACATGCCGCGATAGCGCGGCCCAGTCCCGCAGGACTGTGTCCAGGCGGTGCTGTTCGTTGAATTTGTGCATTAGCAAGAGCGGCTCCACGCTCTGCGTGTTGGTGGCAATGCGAAGCAGCACCCGCTTTTGCTGGTAGCTGAGACTGTTCCACATTTGGGCGTTGGTCATGCCTTTGTTGCCTCTCTAAGTTTCTTTTCTGCCTGAGTAAACTGGTACAGGAGCGTGTTTGCATCATTCACGCGCGTGCTACATGCGCGTTGCAGTAGCGAGCCGGGTTCTGCGGCATGAGATATTCTGCTCCAGCGTTCGCTTATCTCTCTCAGGATTGTCACAAGTGGGTGCTCTGTCATTGCTTCGCTGCCTTCTGGTAGAGGGAGTGGGCCGTCCACGCTGAGCAGGCTGATTTTTGCTCCTATTCCTGCCCACACAACCTCCCTCTCCCTTGTTACAAGGTGCTCGGCTGCCCTCGTGATGATTCTCATTGCCTCTGGTATGTGTTCTGGCTGAGCTTGTACAAGTATCCTGATGCAGACTTGTCCTTCCCACACTTCTATCTTTTCTGTGGTCTCCGCTCTCATGTCAAATCACCTCCTTTCCGCTGGTGGGCTCTGTCAGAGCACCATCTTGCGCAGCCGCCGCCGGCTTGCCCAGCAACCTCCGCAGGAGTTCCTTCCGGTCCCCGCCGACTTCGGCAAGAGCCGCGGCTAGCTTTGTTTCAGCTTCATCCTGCAAGCGCCGCTCCCGCATGGTCTTGTTCTCCAGCTTTGGCGCTTCGCATTGCAGCATCCACTCAAAGTCGTTGAAGATGTGGCTGCACCGCCGGCACCGATAGGACATAACTTCGATTTCTGTGCCATCTGGCAAAGTCTTCCACTCTGCCCGTGACGGCAAGCCATACACGGTCAGAGACCCACAAGCTGGACAGTGAACCCGCTTTGCGGGCTTTCCGCAACGGCACCATGCTTCGGTTGGACGGACTTCGGTTGAGATTTCGGTTGTCATAATAATAAGCATAGCATAGCGGAGCTTTGCTTGTCAAGAGAAACAATTGCTTTGTTTTCAGTGAGTTACACTTAGAGCGCTACGCTGTTGTGTTTGTGATAGTGTTCGGTCCAAAACAGCTCTGGACAGATGTTCCTAGCGCAGCTACGCTGCACCACAAGCGAAGCTCCCCACCCGTGCACCGCACCAAAAAACTACGGAGGACTCAAAATTATTATTACCAAAAAAAAAAAAAATAAAAAAATTAGAAAAATAAAAGGGATTAGTTCTCCCCAACGAAGTTGCCGAATTGTCTATTTGGCGGGTTTCACCGGTGATTAGCTTTGTTGGCAATTAGCTCCGCTGGCGTAGCTGAGGTATGCTTGCTTTGCGCAGGAACATCTGTTTAGAGCTGTTTTCTAGGACTCGCTATCTCGCAGGCGCAATCTATCACACACACAGCATCTACCGAAGGTAGGAGCGGGTGGCAGTGGCAGAGCCACCCGCTTGGGTTGGGCGGGGCTGCTTGCGCGGTGATACAGCGGCAGGGCGGCGGGGCTTTTGCGGAAGTAGCGGGGTTCCCACTCCGTGGATATCTCCTGCGGAGCACGGAGGAGGTTTCCCCGCCTAAGCTACCGCGTTCCCCACCGCCTTGTCGCGGCATCAGCGCTGCAGCACCACGAGCTTTGCTCACCCGCACCGCTTACATTGTATCCGAGCGAGTTTACCGTGGCAACAAAATATCGGCGCTCCGGCAACCCTGTTCGCCTGAGCTACCGATAGTTCACGGTCAAGCTCAATAGCGGTTCGCGCCTGCGGTTTATAGCGTATCGGGCTACGCGCAATAGCGTAGCGCTCCGCGGCGCGCAGCCGCGTTTGCTCGGCATCACGTTGTAAGCGGTGGAGTATTGACTGTAGGTCAATCATACTCCACCCCCGACTATGCAATAGTGGACGCCCCTTTCACTGCTACGCTTTCGGCTGAACCCCAGCCGGCTTGAGCCTGTCCAGCGCCTGCTGGAGGAGTTGCACTTGTGCGGGCGTGGGCGCTTTGTTCCCCGCGACCACTTCGCGCAAGTCGTAGGCTTCGCGGTACTTATCCCGCGAAGTCCACTCGGACTTCAGCCGGACGATTGCGAAGCCCAGCAATTCATCGGTGAAGCCCGCGGTACTTGAGCAGTATCGGAACCTCGGGTCATTCCGCTTTTTCGCAGCGTCAAACGTACTGGCCACCATTGACGCTAGAGCGGGCGACAACTCAACAACAATCTTATCCATCCGGACACCCCCATGTTGAATTAGGGGCGCCCGCTATTGCACATCGGGCGTGTCAGTATCGCGCAGCGATATTAGCTGCGCTTGCGCTTTCGGCGGGTTTGAATGTAGATGTTCTGCATAATCCCAGAGTTGCAGAGTAGCTCATAGACGATTCTGGGACATCGAGCTATGAATCTGTCCTTGGGGACTCTCACACGCTTCGAGATTGCACGTCGCATGGAATGTACAACGTCAACTATGTACTTCGTTGGGGTTTCGCGTCTATATACTGCTAGATGCGTCGCTGAAGCTCCGAAGCGTAGTATTACTACATCTCCATTTCGCATGTTAATCTCCCAGAGCGAAGTATCGCTCCGCGACACTGACACGCTATTCAGTTGTCAAAGAGCAGGAGAGCAGTACTCAACTATAGTGTTACAGAGACACTGGGCCACAAAAAAGCAAAGGCGGCGGCGCGCGGGGAGGCCCCCCAATGAATTTTTCCTAATTTCCAGCTTCGCTAATCTCCCAATTTTCTCAATTTCCAGCCCTGCTACGCACCACGCTTCGCTAATCTCCAACACCATAGACGTTTACGATGTGAATACCTACGGTGGTGTGTAGCTTCGCTGCTGGGCCAGAGCTTCGTTGGCTGGAAACTAGAGCCTTCCTCTTAGTAGCTGTTTAGTAGGAAAAATGTAAGGCTTGTAGTTTCAACGGCTTGGGGCTTGACAAAGTGACGACTTTGTGTTATGTTGTCTTGTCTGGCTAGGAGTGTACCTGCGTTATGACTCCAAGAGTCGGAATCAAAGTCGCCCAAATTGCTCGGCTTCGCACTTCCGGTAATATCAAGGATGAGCGCATCTGCGAAATGTTTGGGATGACTCGGTCGGGGCTCTCGCGCATTCTTGCCACTCCTGAGTACCAGCAAGAAGAGGAAGCAGTCCTCAACGGCACGTTGTCCAAGATGGACGAGGCGCTAGCCGGCCGCGCTGAGGAGATGAAGAAGACTTTTTCGGTAGGAGTACCAGCCGCAATGCGGGCGTTGCTGGAGACTGTGGCTCAAAGAAAAGACCTGCGGGCTAGGATGGAAGCCGCGAAGGAAATCTTGGACCGGGATCCAGAGCGCACTTTCTCGCGTTTCAGGGTTGCACAGGGGCTACCGCAGAATACTGCTATCCCCGACGCAGTCCTTGGAGCTACCGCCGAAACCGCCGACTCTGTCGCGGCTACCATAGCTACGAAGAAGGAGGTCGTACAATAGCATGGGTTGGTTTAAGAGGGCCCTTGGAATTGGCGAAGCCGTTGTTGGCGCGGTCACTGGGCAGCCAGCGCTCATGGCTGGAGGCGCGAGGACTGCTGTGTCTTCCAATGGGGAGAAGCAAGCTCCCGGAAGAACCTTCGAGTCCCCCCGCGGGCAAATCAATGTCCAGCCGGAGGTTCCAACACCCGCCAACTCTGTTGAGCAATCACGGCAGCAAACGCGAAAGCGGACACGGGGGATTTACAATTGGCCTTAGACGAGATGCCAGATTGGCCCGAGCTGGAAGAAGGCTCGGACGAGGGCGAGGTTGAAGAGGCGCAGGATGAGTCGCCGGACGAAATCTTTGGTTGGGAAGAGATTTGAATGGCCGAAAGATTCGTTCCAATCCCAGTGTTGGGGCTACCGGACAATGACGCCAAGATAGCAGCTTTGCGGCTTAACTGCCTTGGCTCTTTGTACTACTTCGTCAAGATTGGGCTCCGCCGCAAGCGGCTGACGGAGTCCCTTCATCTGCCGATTTGTCTCTCCCTTGAGCGTGATTACCTCAAGGATGTCTATGAGCTACCCCGTGACCACTTCAAATCTACGATTTGTTCCGAAGGATTGCCGATTTGGTGGTCGCTGCCAGTTAGCAACCAGGACATTGACGGGTTCAAAGCTCTGGGTTACTCTGACGAGTTCGCTAAATGGCTCCTTCGCCGTCACAATCCCGACGCTCGTTTTCTTCTAGTCTCCGAAAACATCACGAACGCCGCGAAACTTGGCAAGCGAATTCGTTGGCACTATGAATCAAACGCCCTGTTCCGCGGCCTCTTCCCGGAAGTTCTTCCCACACCGCAGGAGATGTGGACCAACATCTCCCTCCACACCCGCCGACTATCCTCAACCACCGGCGGCGCCCATGGCGAGGGCACGTTTGATTTTCTCGGCGTCGGCGGTGCTTTGCAGTCACGCCACTATAACGCAATCGTCCAGGACGACCTTGTGGGTCGGAAAGCAATTGAGTCGGCCACTATCATGGATGCAACGATTGACTTCCATAGGCTGCTGGTTGGCGCGTTCGAGTCAGAAGATGCCAACCACGAGAACGATGAGTTGGTCATTGGCAACCGCTGGTCGTTCCACGACCTCAACTCCTACGTCCGCGAAAACGAACCCTGGTTCGTTTTCCACTCACACTCCGCCCTTGGCGGCTGCTGCGCCGAGCATCCTGCGGATCAACCGATCTTTCCAGAGGGGTTCTCTTTTGAAAGACTCCTAAGACTCCGGGATCGCCTGGGCAATTACCATTTTAGTTGCCAGTTCCTTAATAACCCAGCATCTCCTGAGAACGCCGATTTCAAGCCTGAGTGGCTAGGGTACTACCACACTGAAAAGACGGCCGACAACCGTGACCGGATCACCCACGAGGTCAAAGATGGAATCGTCAAAAAAGACCTCCTGTACGGCCATCTACAGATTTGCATGGTCTCCGACCCGAATCACGCTGGCAATGCTGCGGCGGGACGTTGCCGTCATTCAATTGTGGTCATTGGGCTCTCCGAAACTGGGGATTATTACCTACTGGATTGCTGGGCGGGTCATGCTAGTTACGATAGTTACATCGGGGAAATCTACAAAATCGCAGATAAATGGGGTCTGCGCCGGTTCGGGCTTGAGACCGTTGCTGCGCAGAAGTACCTCGCGTACCACATCAGCTACCGAAACATGATTGAAAATCGGTCCTTGCGGATTATCGAGTTGAATGGTGAATGCGAAGCTCCAGACGGGACGATGACCAGGAAGAAGGAATGGCGTATCCGGAATGTCCTGTCTCCGATTTTCGAGAGCGGCCGCTTTTGGATCCAAAAGAAATTTCAGGATTTCATCGGTGAATACACTTCGTTTCCGAAAGGGCGCTACTGTGACATCCTCGATGCGATGGCGTACACGCCGCAGATGTTGAAAAGCCCGCGTAGCTCTGAGGTGTTCCGCAAGATGTTGTTGGCGAATCGGCAGCAGGCTCGGCACATTGGGCAACCGTATTCGTATGTGGGGATGGTGAATTGAAATGCCAGCAAAGCTCGAAAGGTGTGTGGCAAAAGTTAAGGCCCGGCAACGGGGCAAGAGCAAGAAGGTCAATCCTTGGGCGGTTTGTGTGGCATCCACAGGATTGAAGCCCCACAAGAAGAAGAGGTAACTGGGCATGAACGACACGGTCAGTAAGCACTTTGACAAACTGATTCTAACCCTTTTATTCGTCCTGCTTTTGTTCGCGGTCCTTTATTTCAGTGGTGATGCCAACACCAAACAAGCACTCATTTCGATGTTTGCCAGTATCGGCGGTGCTGTTGTGGCCTTGATGACTGGGGGCCGTAATACCCCACGGGGTAGCGACAGCGTCCCACAGCCCGACGTGAAGAAGCCTAATGCCAACGATAGTCAAAGTAACCCTGTCTAGCGATGCTGAAGCGGCTCTGAAGAAGCATCTCAAGAACCGAATCCGCGCGATGCAGGACGGTCTTAAAACGCTGCACACCCAACGGCTGCGTGAGTGGCGGATGCTCCGTGAAGCACAGCCGAAGGAGAAGGTCCGGGAGTATCCGTTCCACGGCGCGAGCAATCTTATTGTCCCCATCGTTGCGATTTTCTGTGACTCACTGAAATCGAGGTTCATGGCGGCGGTTTTCAAGACCCGGCCGCTTTGGTACTTCCGTGTTCTCGGCACACACAAAGGCGCTGGCGAGCCGATGCGTGAGGCTCTTGAAGAGTTTATGCAGTATGTCGCTTTCGAGCCAACAGAGCTTGACCTTTACAGGGTTTACTCCGAGTTCTACGACGATGTCATTGCGTTTGGGACTGGCGTCATCAAGTGCCCGCATGAGCTTTCCCTTGAGGATTGGGTGGTTCCTGCTGGTGATGGCTTGTCGCCGGTGACAACTGAGTTCACCCATACCCGCCGTCCAAAGTACGAGGGGCCGAAGCCGGAGAAGGTCCAGTTTGAGAATTTCCTCATCCCCCCATCGGCGAGGACTGTTGAAGGCGCAGACATTAAAGCCCACATCCAACGGATGCAGCGGCACGAGATTGAGGAACGTGAGTTCATGGGGGTCTTCGACAAGAAGGCAACTGAGCTTGTCCTGAAAACCCCCGACCGAGCCGGCCCTGCGCCAGCGCAGCTTCAAAGACAAGCGGATGCGGATGTCAGATCGCCGCTTGACTACGACTACGCGGAGTGGGACGTTTACGAGTGCCATTGCATCTACAAGGTGAACAACCTCCGGACTCGTATCATTGCTTGGTATCACATGGGCACCGACACGCTGCTCCGTGCGGTTTACCAGTATTACCCAGACGAGCTTTTCATTGCTGGCAGGCTCCTCGCCCGTGAGGGGGTGTTCCACGGCATTGGCTTCTGCGAAGCTCTCGGTCCGATGCAGGAGGAAATCTCAGAGGTTCACAACCAAAGGCGTGATGCAATGACGGTGGCTAACGCCAAGGTCGCCCGTGTGGACCCGGACTCAAAACTGCATGAGGGCTACAATATATTCCCCGGCGCGTTGGTTCCTGCGGCTAAGGACGAATTGGAAATGATGTCCTTTGGCGAGCCTTCACCGATGACAATGGAGGAGGAGCGCCTTCTGCTGGACCTCGCTGAGCGGCGAACTGGCGTCAGCCCTCCGCAACAGGGCTTCGGCGCCGGCGGTCCGGGCAAGCGCGGTGTCTACACCGCAATGGGGACTTTGTCGCTTTTGCAGGAAGGCAATAACCGCAGTGACCTGAATATCTCCGATGCTCGGTACGCGCATACAAAGCTCGGCCGTATGCTGGTACGGCAGTACGCGGAGTTTGGTGTTGGAGACCGGGCGGACCTGTTTGGCGATAAGGCGAAGGACATCAGGGCTGGTCTTGAAGCCGTTAAAGCTGGCACGATTGGCTTGCCGATTGCTTCAACTACCGCGAGCGTCAACCGCGAAGTCGAGAAGCAGAATGATATCATGTTGTCTGGTCTGATGTCCCGCCATTATGGGATGATAACACAGATGCTCCAGGCGGCGGCTAACCCACTGTCACCGCCAAACGTCAAGGACTACGTTAGCAGCACCATCACCGCGGCAAACAATCTTATGAAGATTATCCTGCGTCACTTCGGCTTTGACGAAGTTGAGCGCATGGTGCCGGAGGCAAAGAGTGAAGTACGAGGAACTCCTGGAGCACAAGTCGGCGGTGCTCCAATGGCTGGGGCAGCCGGAGGCGGTTCACTTCAACAGATGGGTGGCCCAGAGGTTCTCGCAAACCTTGCGGTTACTTCGGGCCGCCAGTGAGCCGCATGTGATGAATCGTTTGCAGGGAAAGTTGGACGCTTTCGAGGAGGTTTCCAACATCCAAGAGTCCTTACGCCAGTATGAAAGGGATTTAGCGGCAGGGAAAGTCAAAACGGTCGCTTACACCAAGGAGGTTAAGTAGATGTCCTGGTTCAGCAAGCAAGACGAGTCGAAGATTCCGGAGAATCTCAAAGGCAAGACTTCGGAAGAAATTGTGAAAGAACTACAGGAGGCGTCTCAGGTCAGGGCGGATTTGGAGAAAGTTCGTACCGACGCAGCGACAGCGGCAACAGCCGCCGCGACGCAGGCCACTGAGTTTGAGCAGGTCAGAGCAAAGCTGGTGGAGCTTGAGGCAGTGCAAGCGGCAGCGGCGGCAGATGCCACAAGGCCGCCAGGCTTGACCAGCTTCTTGGTTGATGAAGACAAGGCTTTCGCCGAGCGGGCCGCTCCAATTGCATCTATGGCCTACAGCTCCGCCGCGGCTACGGCCCGAATGCTCGCCAGGGACAGGCTTCGAACCGAGAGCAAACCTGGTGGGCTAAACTTGACGGCGTTGTATGACAAATACTCCGCCGAGATTGACGAACTTGCAAAGCAGGTTCCGATTGTTCAACAAGTTCACCCGCAAACCTGGGTCAATCTCTTTGACCTTATCAAGGGCCGGCACGCTCTGGAGTTGGTTGAGGCGGCGAAGAAGGGTGAAAACTGGTTCCTGGTTGAGCCGGTTGGCGCTGCGCCCCCGGGGGGGCCTCCGCCGAGCGAGGAGCTAACGCCGGAGCAACTCAAGATCGCGGCGAAATTCAAGATGACGCCGGAGGACTACAAGAAGCGTCAGAAGGAGTTGACATTTGTTGCAGGATAACAAAACACCAGCAGTTACGTCTCAGAATCTTCCGACGCCGCCGGCGCCTGCTGGCGCGCCGCCCCCGGCAGGGGCCAAGTTTCTTGGTGATGAAACTATCGTGGCGAAGCCACTTTCTTCGGCCGATTTCACCAACTTGAGGGTCAAGAACCCCAACATCTCGCTGCGGTGGGTTAACCGTCTGGCGATGGACGGCATCTGGTACGAGCAGATGAAGTCCATGGGCTTTGTCAACGCCACAGTGAACGACGTTGAGGCTCCTACGTTCTTGCTGAAAGACAGCGCCATCATCAAGGGAGACCTCATCTTGATGAAGATTGCCAAGAAAGATTACCTCGGCGCCCTCAAGTACAACGTCGAGCGGGCTACTGATCGCTTGACCCGCAGGTTGAAAGAGGAGAAGGGCAAACAGAGCCTACGGGAAGCACTCGCGGAGGTCGGGGCTCCGCCGGAGTTGACCAGAAAGATTTCAGCTTTTCTTCCGGGGGAGAAAGAAGTCGAAGCCGTAGTTGGAGGCGAATCCAAGTAGGAGGTAAAAACCCGTGGCAAGTTCCTCGGGAGTATCCATTCCGATCCGTGCTGTGAGGACGACAACCGCGAACCAACCTCCGGTTCGTCGTCTTGCTGAGGACGCGATCCAGACGTTCTTGGCCGGCACCCCCGTCAAAGTGTACACAACTACCGGCGGGGTCATAGCGTGGCCTGGCGATGGCGGTTCTGCTGTTACTGATGCCATCGCAGGCTTTTCCCTCGAAGACGCATCGTACCTGACCACGCTTGGGGTCCCAAAGACCCTATCGTTCGGGACGGTGCCGAACCAACCCGCTGCGGTCAACATTCCGCGTGGCGCGCCACTCAACGATGGTAAGGTTGGTGTTGAGTTGGCGTCGGAGGAGGTGGTGTTTCGTGGCCAAGTTGGCACAACCGCCGTCGCCACTGACATCGGCAAGTCCTACGGTCTAACCATAGACACCGATCTCCACTGGTATGTTGACAAGGCGAAAGGCACATATGTTGCCGTAAGAATCGTCGGCATCGACCCAAACGATTCTCGTGGGGTGTACTTCGTTGTTCTCCCTGCGTCCCGGCAAATGCTCGCATAGCCCGGAGGAGATGCCGATTTGAGGCAATGCCGGCGTTGCAAAGTTGAAAAGGACCGAAGTAGCTTTTACAAGTCTGGGAGAGTCTGCAAAGAGTGTACTGGGAAAGCTCTTCACAGGGAATTCGCAGAGGCCAGACTAAGGGCGTTGAGGTTCTACTCCAAAGGCGTTCCTAAGTGTTCTTGTTGTGGTGAGCTGAGGGTAGAATTTCTTGCATTCGACCATATCAACGGCGTAAAGGCCGGTTCGGCTGAGTCCGGTTTAGTGATTAGGGGTCGGCTGCGTAATGCCATAAGACAGTGGAAGTACCCAGATGGGATCCGGGTCTTGTGTCATAATTGCAACCAATCCCTAGGGTTCTACGGCTATTGTCCTCATGCGGCAGAAAAGGAGAAGGCAAGATGATGGTAAGAGGTCAATTCGCACAGTTAATGGCCCCAGGACTCCGGGATATGTTCGTCCATTGGCTTGACATGCTTCAACGGGCTGAGGAGTATTCGTTGGTTTTCAACATCGAAAACTCCACAGCCGCCTACGAGGACGAAGTCGAGTTCTCTGGGCTTGGCCCAATGGTCGAAAAGCCCGAAGCCGAGGCTATCCAGTACGAGGATGCAATCCAAGGCGGCACTAAGCGGTACATCCACACGACCTTTGCTCTTGGCGTGCGGTCGTCCTGGGAACTCTACGAAGACGACCAGTACCAGCTTATCAAGCAGGTGCCGAAAGCGATTGCTCGCAGCGCACACTTCTCACGCGAGCAGAGCGCCTGGAACGTCTTCAACCTGGGTTTCACAACGATTACCACCATTGACGGCGTATCGCTGTTTAATGCAGCGCATCCGCTGTTGGGTGGGCCAAGGGCCACAAACATCGGCCCCGGTGTGTCCAGCTACATTAGCTCTGCTGGGACATTCCCGAACCGACCTGCGGTTGACCAGGACTTGAGCTTCTCAGCGATTCAGCTCGCGCTCGACCAGTACGAGCGAATCATTGATAGCCAGGGGCTTCCGGTCGCACTCAAGCCGAAGTTCTTGGTTATTCCGCCTGAGCTTCGCTGGCTCGCGCGGGAGTTGCTTGGGTCCCCGTACAGGCCGACTGACGCCAACAACGCAATCAACTCTCTGCTGGCTGAGGACCTACAGGTCATTAAGCCGCACTACCTGACCAGCAGGACAGCGTGGTATCTGCTCGCGGACAAGAGCGAAACCTGGCTCAAGTTCTACAACAGGTTCCCGCTGACTGAGGACTACTCGGACGATTTCGACACTCGTTCGATCAAAATGATTGCGTACCAGAGATTCTCGGTTGGTGCCACCCACTGGTGGGGCGTTTGGGGTTCCAACGGGCCATAGAGCGTAGCTCATGCCGAGTCAAGCTGGAAGCGGCATTCGTGGCATTCCTTGGTCCCGTTGCGACAGATGTGGCCTAGACTTCTCGCTGGATAAGCTCACAATGCAGCGGAGCCTATTACTCTGCCAGGACTGCTTCGATGACCCGGCCAACCTCGACCGGGACCAGGTAATTGCAGAGGCCCTGGAGTCTGCCTCGGAAGAGGCGAAGGACTTAGTTTCTGAGGTGCGGAGCAGTGATGTGCCAAACGACACTTTTTAATGCCCTGCGTTGCTACTCCGTGGCGGAGCGGGATAACACGGCAAAGGCGGAGTCGTCGCCGCCAACCTCCTGTGGCGCCCGTCCCGTGGCAGCCGTGTGCGTAATCGGGCTTGCGGCGCAGGGCAAAAAATCTGGGTAAGCGGGGGTGTCCACGATTCCCCCGGGCAGGCTGGGAGCGGGATAAGACTAACCACCCAGCGTGTTCCTAGTGGAGGTGAATTATGTCGCTTACGAACTTTCCGAATGGAATTACCAGCTTTGGGGCTCCTGTTTTTGGCTCTGGCCACCTTGGCTGGAAGAAAGAGGCCAATGTATTTTTTGTTGATGGCGTCAATGGCCTTGATGGCTATGAGGGGACGAGCCCTGAGAATGCCCTCAAGACCATTGGTCGTGCTCTCGCACTCGCTGGCCCCTACGATGTGATTTACGTCCTCGATAAGGGATACGATGTCAGTGGCGGTGACCCGGTAGCCTACATTGAGGCTGCCACGGACTTGAGTATCGCTGTTGGTAAGAACAACCTCGCGCTCGTCGGAGTACCGCATAACATCAACCAGGTTTACGGTCTCCAACTTAAATGCGTCTCGGCCTCCACCGCGCCGGTACTCTCGGTCTACGCTCCGCTTGTGACTATCGAAAACCTCTGTTTCAACAAGCGCGGCGACGGCGTTGGTTCCTGTGTTTACATCATTGAAGACGGGACCTATGGTGGGACCGGGGTGTCGCTCTACAACTGCCACTTCCGCAACGCTGACATGGGCTCGGCAGCTCACACTACAAGTGCCGGCGTGAAACTGATCGGGACGAAGTGGGCCGACATCAACCGTTGCTACTTCTTCGACTGCCGCAATGGCGTCGCACAGGGTAGCGGAACCAACACCATCAACTTTACCACGATCCGAAACTCTGTCTTCTCGGCCTCGGTGGTTGCTAATGTTGACGTTGACATCCTTCTGATTCCCGGATCTTCGGGTCAATCTGCGGGACATCTCGTTGACAACTGCCGTTTCGTTCACGACGTTCCAGCATTTGCAGGAGCCGGTGCGCTCACAGCGTACATCTACGACCTGCTCAGCACCGATTTTCTGGTGAGCGGCTGTCACTTCGCTACCGATGATGCCTCTTGCAGGGATACAGTGACGAATGAAATCGTCACCAAGGTCGGCAACACCATCGTTGGCTGTTATGATGCAGCCGGGTTGATTGCTTGGGCATAAACTTATGCTCATTAAGACGAGCAAAACTCGATTCAAAATCGGTCGTACACGCGCTGAGCAGGCGGAGAACCTCCGGCGCGTGTACGGCGGTTCCGGCGGAATGACCGACGAGAACTTGGACAAGTTGAAGTACGCTGAGCGGAAGCTCGGCATCAAGGGCTTTGTTCCACAAGCCGTCATTGACGACATTGTGAGGGACACCTAATGGCAGAGTCACAGAACCACAACGGCATCTACAAGTACGTTATAGTCGCGGTGTTTTGGCTTCTAACTCTGTACATTGCCTGGACGCAGGCTTCCTCCCGCGTTGACAGCAAGGTAGAAGAAGCGTTCTCCCAGGTCGATGGCAGGGTGGAGAAGGCGTTTGAGATGCGGGCTGAGAGCAACACCGTCCGCACTGACATGATAGAGAAGCGCCTTGAGCGGGTTGAAGCAAAGCTGGATAGGTTGCTGGAGCTAATGCCCAGGAAATGAAATTCTTGTTCCTTTCGGAAGCCGGCGCTGGTCTTGGCATCGCCCTTCGGGTCCTTGATGAGGGCAACGAAGTTGCCATGTGGATTCGCGGCCTGGACCACCAGTCTATCGGGGACGGGCTTGTACCGAAGGTGACAGACTGGAAGTTCTCCATTGACCCGGAGACCAACATCATCGCCGACGTTAATGGATTCGGCTGCATCATGGACGCGCTCCGTCTGGGCGGTTTTCCCACCGCTTGTGGTAACGTCTTAGCCGACCGTCTGGAAGCTGACAGGAAATTCGCTGACGAAGTGATGCACGACTGCGGCATCAAAACGCCCAAGTCGTGGTCATTTAAGGACTGGGACAAGGCCACTGACTTTGTAGATGAGTTTGAGGGCCGCTTGGTGTTTAAGCCTACCGGCGACCTTAGTGGAGTTGTTCCAAGCTATGTCTCGCTCGGCCGGGAGGACATGCTTGAGGCTCTGGACCACGCTGAGAGGAAGAGCTACGGCGAGCCGGAGTTTGAGTTGCAGGAGTTCCTTGAGGGTGTCGCTCTCTCAACTGAAGGTTGGTTCAATGGGCTTGATTTTCTTAAGCCCTTCAACCACACCATTGAGCGGAAGCAGTTGATGAATGGCGACCTGGGACCGTCTGGGGGATGTACCGGTAATGTCGTTTGGGCACGCCCAGACGATTGCCCGCTTCTTTGTGGCATGACCAAGTTCCTTGCTGGCCATCACTACATCGGCCCAATTGATATTAACGCAATCGTGACCGAGGACGGCAAAGCCTATGGCCTTGAATTTACTCCTAGGTTCGGCTACGACGCAGCGCCAACCCTGTTTCTGGAGCTTTTCGACGGTGAGGTGGGGAAGTTCCTGTCTGACCTTGCCCGGGACCAGTCGAGCGTCGAGATGCCGCTGAGACCTGGGTTTGGGGCCGGCGTTCGAGTTACACTATCGCCTTGGCCGCACAAGGAAGGTAAGTCAGAGTCAGGGGTTACAATCCGCGGCTTGGATAAGGGCGACCTGAACCACTTTGACCCGTGTTCGCTTATGCTAGGCTCCCGGAAGGAACTGGTCAAGGCTGACGGCTCCAACGTTGTTGGGGTTGTTACAGGCCATGGCGATTCTGTCCGCTCCGCTTTCAACAAGGCGTACAAGATTGCGGATAAGCTGAAGGTTCCCGGCAAGCAATTCAGAACCGACCTCGCCGACGTAGTCCGGGACGACTTGGAGAAACTAGGGATTTCCGAAGAGGAGATTGCCAGTGGTGTACAGCAGAACGTGGGTTGAAAGCGATCCCCCAGATACCCAACTTGCTAGTTTGCTGGGGCAGGTCACTCGTTACCTTAAAACTGACATCCGTGAACGGTTGTTCCTGTCCGGGCCGATCGCCAGCAGGCCCACGCCGGAGGCGGTCTTCGTAGGGCTTACCTACATTGCTACCGATGAAGCCAAGGTGTATCGGTGGAACGGGACTGGGTGGGATGAGATTTCGCTGGTGGCTCCTACGACGCCGGATGGAGCGCGGGTGTACAACTCAGCACCGATTAACATCCCTAGCGGCGTAGATACCAAGCTCACTTTTGATACAGAACGGTACGACAATGGTGGGCTGCACGATCCAGGGGCCAACCCCGGCCGCCTCACCGCGCAGAAGGCCGGAACGTATGTAATTGTGGGCATGGTCGATTTTGCTGCGATTAGCGCTTTAGGGTTCCGCGGGTCTACTATTCTGCTCAATGGAGGCACCTCCCTGGCGCGGTCGACCTGGACCCCGCGGCTTACAGCGAGTAATGCTGGAGTTGTCACCACCGTCTATCATTTGGCTGCGAATGACTATGTGGAATTGCAGGTGTACCAAGACAGCGGCATAACGGTTAGTTGCATTGTGACCCCCAACCTCAGCCCAGAATTTGCTATGCAATGGTTGGGTTTGTAATATGCCAATTCTACCGCCAGGTCAACTTCGTCCAGACGAGCTTCCAGAACTGCCGATGAGCGGGCCTTTCGGCGGGATTCAATCGGAGCTCCCACAGCATGTCCTTGGCAACCTCGGCTTCTACGACTGCCGGAACATAATGTTCCGTTCTGCTAGGGCGGACGTTCGGCCAGGCTACACGCCACTAGCCAGCATCGGCGAGTCAATCCTAGCGATAGCTGATTTCTTTACGGTTGCCGGGAACAGGGTTCAATGCGTCATAACCCCAACAAAGATCAAAGTGTGGCAGTCCGGCACCAGAACATGGTCGGATGTCACTGGCACGTTGGCCGGCGCGCCGCCGAGGCTCTTTGGCTGGACTGTCGTCAACCACAAGCTGCTGTTCTCGAATGGAATTGACAAAGTCCAGCTTTGGGACGGCATTACGGATACATTTGCTGCCGCAAGCGCGAACGCTGTTCCGGCCCGGTATCTAGCTGAGATTGGGACGCACCTTGTTGTCGCAGATACCATTGAAGGCGGCCGTTGCCACCAGCGTACACGCTGGACTCGTAGCGGCGATCCTACGGATTGGACATCATACTCCGCAGGAGTCCACGATGAGCTTGGTGACCTCGGCCCAATAACTGGCCTGTGCCGAATCTCCCAGATTGGCTACCAGTTCCACTGGCGTGGCATTGTTCAAATTGTTCCGACTGGTGTTGCGCTGCGTCCGTTTGATTTCAGGGCGATTACCCAGAACAATCGAGGCAACACCGCACCGTATTCCCTGGCAGTCTTCGGCGAGCAGGCTGCGTTCTATGTCGGCAAAGACGACATTTATATGTTCGACGGCACTAATAGCGTGCCCATAGGCAGCCGGGCGATGACGAGCGAGTATGGGATTGCTGGCGCCGCCCGCCTGGGCGCGAGGGCGCGGATATTTGCCGAGCTAAAAGTCGCTGACCTGGACAAGGTCTACGGCTTTGTTTCTTCCAGCATCTCCGGCAACGCCTTCAATGCCTACTGGCTGGTGATTCCCGGCGGTGGCTCCGTCTGGGTTTACAACATCGAGGAGGGAAGCTGGACACGCTTCGCCTACGATAAGGCGGTTGACTTGGTATCTACGTTCTCCGACTTCCATGCTATCCGCATCTGCGACCTTGTCGGCACGATTGCCGACCAAAACTGGACTCCTGCCGGCCTGCCGGTCAACGGCGGGATGGATTCGATGCTCGTTGGCTTCTCCGACGGAACCCCCGGTCTTGTCGATTTCACCGGTTATTCTGAGTCGCCCTGGTTCATCCAAAGCGGCCGTCTTGCGATGAACGACACTCGCCACGGCAAGACTGTCAAGAAGTTCCGGATTGTCTTCTACGACCTTGGGCCGTTGAGTTTCACTGTGAGGTTCCGCAACGAACGCGGCCAGGTGCATACGGAATCCGTTTCGTTTGCTGGGACTGGGTCTGGCGACCCAGTGGTACGCACCGTGCCAGTCAGCCTTTCCGGGATGTTTCTTGATTGGCGTCTTGACGGCGACGCAAACTCGCCGTCAAGCTTCGCAGAATTCACCCCGGTCTACGATGTTTCCGGGGAGCATAGGAATGCTTGATGCCTAGGGCAAAGCCAACGCTGGAGTTTCGGAAGCCGTCTTTGACGGAGTCGTGGCTTGGTGAGCTTTGCCGGATTATCCGACTGGGCTATGAACAACTTGTTGGCATTGTCAACGGGAGAATCTCTTTCGGAGATGGCACCAACTCGGATAACATTGACGGGGTTTGGGCTGATGTTACTACGCCGTTCGCGCCGGACACCAACTTCTCCGTAACCCATAACCTGGGAAGGCTGCCGGCTGGGTATTTCGTCGCGCGGAGGGAGATAGCCACAGAAATCTACGACGGCACAGACGCATGGACAGAAACAACCATTTCGTTAAGGTCTACAATTGGCGAAGTTCCGCTGGTACTATTTATCTTTTAGCAGCGATGCTCTTTGCCGCCAGCGCGGCTGCGCAGCCGCTACACCGCGGGCCTGCTGTTGCGTTCAATTTCAGCGGCGTGCCGACGGGTGTGTGTTTCCCGAACTACGTTGCTATTGACGATTCTAACGGAGACTTCTACACCTGTGAGAAGCATGGCGAGGAGCCTGGTGTCTGGAAGAAGCAGGGCGCAGGCGGGCCACCTGGGCCTCAGGGTCCGAAGGGAGATACTGGCGATGTAGGACCAGCAGGCCCGAAGGGCGACAAAGGTGATGTAGGGGATACCGGCCCGCAGGGGGTTAAGGGAGATACGGGAGATACCGGCGCCCAGGGCTTGCAGGGCAACACCGGCCCACAAGGACCTCCTGGAAACGATGGTGCTGTCGGCCCCAAAGGCGATACGGGAGATACTGGTCCGCAGGGGGCAAAGGGTGATACTGGGGATGTAGGACCGGCGGGAGCGAAAGGCGATACCGGCGATCAGGGACCACAAGGTATTCAAGGGCCGCAGGGCGACACTGGAGCTAAGGGTGATAAAGGAGATACAGGAGCGCAAGGCCCTCCAGGCCCAGGGCTTTCACCCGGTGCAGTCGTCCTTATCGTTTCGGGAACTTGCTCTGCTACTTTAGGGTCGGGATGGACGGAAGAGGTTTCACTCAACGGCAAGTTCCTCCTAGGAACCGTTGCAGCGAACTCCGACATCGGTGGAGCAGGTGGGACGAACAGTATCACTCCGCAAGGGACTAATAGCACCACCACTACCGGCCCGACGGGTGCTGGGACGCCAGTGGGGGCTGTAAGCGCTATTGCAGGGACAGCAACGGCGGCGGTGAAGATCGGTACGAGTTCAAGCAACGCCGCGGCGCAGGCACATACGCATCCTGCACCGACGTTTACTGGCTCGGCCTTGCCGACGCACACGCATACCGTTCCGGCAGAGACTTTCACAGGCGAGCAGTTTGACAACCGTCCTGCATTTGTGAAAGTCATCTTTTGTAAGAAAACATAGGTGTTTACAACATGAACATCAACGCCGCATCATACCTAGGAGGTATACAATAATGGCAATCCAAGCGACTGGTCGAGTAATTGCGGTCCCTGCAGCCGAAGCCGGTACAACGCCAATCTTCACCCACATGGTCAAGGTCGAACACATTGAGTTTGTCGGCTACACTGTCGAGACCCACGTTTGTGCTGTCCAGGACCGGCAGGGCCGTAAAGTTTGGGACGGCAACGGCAAGTCCGACTTGTCCGCCGAGCGGAGCGGCAAAATTGGCTGGGTTGATGGGTTGGTTGTTCCAACCTGCGATTCTGGCGAAGTGAGGATTTACTTGCTATGAAAAAGCTGGCGCTCCTAGCTACGCTGCTGTTGGCCGCCCTGCTCCCATTGCAGGCGCAGACTGTTGTGTACTCTGGGTTGAGGTCTTACGCCGCCTCTGCCATCGGCGCCGACACTGGCGTCCGCCTAATCGGCTCCGCCATCTCCTGGCACAAACTTACCTGGACAAAGTCCGGGACGGTGACTGTCTGTTCGGTACAGGTTGACTCCTCAGCAGACAACATAACGTGGGGTGATGGAGATATTATCGCCGTTCAGGACTGTTCCTCGAATGGGGCTACTATCCCATACAACTTCACCGTGAACTACGTTCGCATCCATTTCGTGACGACGTTCACCGGTACAGGCTCCGTGACCGCAGTGTGGACGGGGTATATTAGCAGGCCAGGAGGTGCCGTCGGGCCGGCTACGGCCAATCAAGTTGCCTATTTCACTGGGACCGATACTGTGGGTGGCGATACAGGGCTGACCTACGACCCCGCAACCGGACTCACTATCGGAGGCACCGGCCTTGGGAACATCACCCCCGCCGCCCTCCCCGGCGCTCCCGTGGCGGGCAATTGGGGGATTCTGGCGGGAAGTCCCGATACCTTCTGGTTTTTCAACGACACCGCCGTTCAGTATGCCCTCACCAAGCCAGTTGACCTTTATGGCAGTTCTCCCGCGGCCCTGCTTGTTACCAAGGCAGCGGGCGCAGACCCGACCACAGACAACTGCGTGAAGTGGCTGGCGGGGGGAGGTGTGGGCGATGCGGGTGCAGCCTGCGGCATAGGCATCAAGAGCATCTGGATAGACACGCCCGTGGTTGCAGACTCGGGGCGAATTCAGTTCATGTTTCCTGTGGCCGTTACAATCACCCGCGTCGCTTGCTCGACGAAACTGGCGACCTCGACGGTGGACCTAAACATGGAGGAACGTGCGGCAGCCACACCGGATACAGCAGGTACAGACGTGCTCAGCGCGGAATTGGTCTGCGACACCAACCAGCAGACCTCGTGCGCCTCAGGTTGCGACGTGAACACAATCACAAACGGCGGGATCGCTGCTCGCGTTCCAGTAGCCATCACCCCTTCGGCCATCGCCAATGCGCCGACAGATTTGAGGATCTTCATTGAGTACTACTAGGAGACCGATGCGAAAACTAGTCCTCGTTATATGGTTCATCGTCCTGGCCGCAATTCCAAGTTATGCCACGGTGACCCTCGTCCAAATCAAGCGTACACCGACAAACGACACCCACGTTCATGCGATATTCGCTTCGAATGTCACCGCCAACAATTTAATCATCGCGTCCATCTACCATGCTCAAGCTAGTAATCCCGGCGGAACCGTAAGTGATTCTCAGGGCAATACATATACCTCTGTCATCCAGACCAATTATTCCACAGATCGCCGCATTGAGACTTTCTGGGCCATTGCCGCAAATTCGGCAGCGAATACGGTGACCTTCACTTGGGCGTCTGGGAGTGGAACGCTGACCATAGTGGCTTCAGAGTGGTCGGGTGCGGCCACCTCCTCAGTCGCAGATGTATTCGCTGGAGCCAGTGCCGGTTCGGGCACGAACTTGGCAAGCGGCAACACCGGGAACACCGCTCAGGCAAATGAGTTGGTCTACGGTTTCGGGTATCTAAGTGGGGCGCAGACTGGCACCGAAGGCGCGACTTTTACCCTTGCCGATACCGGGAACAACGTCATCGCCGAATACAAAAATGTAACTGCGATTGGGGTTCAGGCAGCCGACGCGACCCAAGGCGCAAGTGGCGTCTGGCTGATGCAGGTGGTTACATTCAAGGACGGTGTGGCGGGCGGTGCCAAGAAACGGGTGGTGGTAACCGAATGACTCGAATCCTCAAAAGCGCGTTGATTTTACTATTTGCTGCCATTCCTGCCCCCGCCCAGGTCACTATTGTCTGGCAGGATAATTTGGAGAGTGGGGCCTTTGTCGGTTGGACAGCATCCGATTTTCGGACGACGGTTTCAAATGAGCTGGCGCACACTGGAACCTACGCTTCGCGCACCTATTATACCCGCTGCGGTTACTCGGCACCATATTTTCCCTCAGTGACGAATGTTGCGGGAACAGGGGCACCTGCAGAGAGCGGCATATACCGCAGGGTATCCTATGTCAATGCTGCGGGCGAGACCCTAGCGGGGTCATCGGACTCAGGCTCTCATGCGGCAAACTATGTGTTTCGGTTTGCCAGTCCTGCCGCTTACTCGAACGGTGTCTTGCCCGCGACTGGATACAACGTCTACCTGGGCACGACTGCCGCTGGGGTTACGCTTCAGAACGCTGCCGGGGTGGGATGTGCAGCCGCTAATGCTGATGGCTCCTGCCAGATCGGAACAACCTGGACTGAGCCGATCACCGGCATGGTGGCGGGTGCAGCAAAACCCACTATCAACAAGGCCATTGCTCCCGCCGCGCCTTCACTGAGTCAGACGGCAGGCGGAGCGCTCGGCGCTCGGACCTACTATGTGGTTGTTACCGGCAAGACTCTTGCCCCCGGAGAGACATGGTATTCTGCCGAATCTACCCTGGCGATTGATGCCAACAAACTCCTCAAGGTCACCTCCCCTGCAGCGTCCACTGGTGATGTTACGCAGTACAACGTCTATGCCTCGACGGTTTCAGGCACGGAAACAAAGCAAACCACTTCGAGTGTCAACCTCGGCACGGATTGGACGGAGCCAGGAACGGGATTGATTGCAGGGTCCGCCTTGCCTACCTCAGTTACCGGCTGCGGCAGCACATCTGACAGTCGTGATAAGTATGCTCAGCGTGTACAATCTCCTGGACTGGAGCAGTTCGTCTTCCGTGGCTACGTCTACATTAAATCGCCCACCACTTTCGGTGCGGCAGTTGAAAGCATCCAGCGCAAACTCCTCTATCTGAAAGACCCGGCAGGCGATACGGGCGATGGCCACCCGTGTTCAGATCATTGCTGGGCGCCAGTTATTACCTCTTTTGATGCCCTGAACGGTGGCATACACCGGATGGGATTGCAATTCATTATCAGTTACAGCCTGGGAGGTGACAAGTATTGGGGCACAGGAAGTTCGTTCCCAATTGTCTGGATGGATTATGACGCTTCGTACTATATAGAGATCCTGGTCGTCGCAAACACGTCAGGGGCGATTGACCCTACCAACTACCTGACAGGCGGACTGAACAACGATGGCTTCGTCAAGATTTGGCTAGCCAAGACAGGTGACCCCGCAGTTCTCGTCCTAAACACCCTAACCGACCCATCCTCAACCGGGCACACTGGGGGCTGGGATATTCGCAAGGGGTATCCAACCGGCATCACAAAGTTCAACATTGGGGAGCAGGTCAACCGCGTCCAGTGGGCACCGATTGATGAAGTGCGTTATTGGGATGATGTGGTTCTAGCCAGCGGAACTTGTGCCTCTCCACCCTGCATTGGGCCATTGGGCGCAGGGCCAGAAGCAAGCCCAACTCCAGTGTCGGTCAACTTCAACGACACCAATGTCGGCAACACCAGTGCCGATTCGCCTGAAATGGTCACCCTCACCAACAACGGTGGGGCAACGCTGAACATCTCCGACATCTCAATTACCGGGGCACACGCTGCGAATTTCTCGAAGTCAACAACCTGCGGGGCCACTTTGGTGGCATCAGCCTCCTGCACTGTAAGTGTGAGTTTCACTCCCAGTGCCTTGGGAGTGCGGACTGCTAGTTTAGTTTTCACCAACGATGCCACTGATAGCCCGCAGTCCGTCTCCTTGTCAGGAACCGGAACGGGGGCGCCGCCCGCTCCAGCGGTTAGCCTCTCGGTTTCCGCGATCAACTTCGATGCACGAACGGTCGGAACCACGAGTGACGCAGAGCAGATCACGCTCTACAACTCCGGCGATGGCACGCTGAACATCGCCAGCATCGCGGCGTCCACGACTTCCGCGCCGACCAGTCCGGGAGATTTCGCTATCGACTCGACCACCTGTGGGGCGACCCTAGCACCAGCAGCGAGTTGCACGGTGAATGTCTCGTTCACCCCAGTGGCGGGCGGGAGTCGCACCGGGCGAATCAGATTCACGACCGACGCGGCAAGTTCCCCCGATGATGTTTCGACTAGCGGCACAGGGCAGATTGTCTTGACCCTGCGGGGTGGGACGTTTCGGGGGTTGACGAAGTAAAAAAATCAAAGGAGGATGTATGTCGTTACTAAGTTTTCTAGGAAAGGTTGGAAAGGGAATCTGGAAAGGGATTGCCAAAGCTCGTCCTGTAGCCGTCGCTGTCGGCGCGGTAATCCCAGGGCCGGACCCGTTCGAGGCAGTCGGGAACCTGCTTGCTACGGCTGAAGCCGTCGGAGAGATCGTTAGGCAGCAAGGCGGCAGCAAACTCGACAAGTTGGTTCTGATTCTGCCTCAGGTGAAGGAAGTCATCAGGAACTCGGAGTTCTTTGCTAAGCAGGAACTTGCCGATGAGGCGCTGTTTGAGCAGGGGGCCATTGAGCTTATCGGCGCCGAGGTGAAAATCTACAAGGCTTTTAAGGAGCCGAAGTAGCCATGAAGCTGGACTTGGTGCGTGAGCAAATAACGCCGAAAAGCTCCGCTGGGCGTCTTTTCATTGATGGTGTCTTCGAGTGCTACACCCTCGAAGATACCGTCCGGGAGGTTCCTGGCAAGCCCGTCTCGGAGTGGAAGATACCGAAGGTCACGGCTATTCCTACCGGGACCTACAGGGTCGACATTACTCCGTCCGCTCGGTACAAGCGGGACATGCCGATAGTGCTGGATGTTCCAGGCTTCACCGGCATCCGTATCCACTCTGGGAACACCGATGCGGATACCGAAGGTTGTATCCTTGTCGGTGCTTACCGGGAGAGCGCGGATGAGATACGGGGTTCCCGAGCAGCGTTTGGCTGGCTGTTTGAGAAACTGCTCGCTGCCAAGGCACGGGCGGAGGAGATTTGGATTGCCGTAACGATTGCGCTGGAGGCTCACGGATGAGGAAAAAACTTCTGCTTTTTGCGGCTTTTCTGCTACTGCCAGCGGCGCTCTTCGCCACTGACTCTGCCCACTACTTCGATGTTGCGTTTTCCCCTTCGGGGAAGCCAATCGCTGGAGCTTCCATCCGCGTTTGTACAGAGCCGGCTACAACGACGCCGTGTACGCCGTTGGCAACAATCTACTCCGACTACGCGCTCACTACACCGCTGGCCAATCCATTTCTGTCAAGCTCCACCGGCAACTACGAATTCTACGCTGTTTCCAGCGAGGTCGCCATCGAAGTTTCGTTCAGCGGCTACACCACGGTAATAAGGCATGTCGCGCTGCGTTCCCTAAGTACGCCCGTCACGCCGGGCGCTGTAGCTGGGGGGTTATACCCTTCGGTCGATGCTGCCTACGACTTGGGTACTTTGGTTCCCTTAAGACGCTGGCTGAACTTCTATGCGGTGGCTGGTAACTTCACCACTGCAAACATCGCCGGAGACCTAGCCGTTGTTGGAGATGCGACTGTATCCTCGCTCAATAAAGTCTGTAAGGCCGACGGAAAAGGCGGCGCAAATGCAGGGGAGAAGATTCAGGCTTGCCACGACGCACTACCAATCACAGGCGGTACAATAGATGCGCGTGGACTCACAGATGCTCAGAGTGCCGCCGCTCAAATCAATATCACTAAGCCGAACATAACCCTGGAGCTTTCACCAACCACAGTCCTGACTCTTGCTTCTGGGGTTGGTTCGACTTCTGGAATGTACGTCACTTGGAACAACGTGTCCGGCCCAGCAAACAATTTCCATTTGCTGTGCAACGGGGCAACGATTAAAGCGACCCGCGCCCTGGAAAGTGTGGCGTTTGACGAATACTATCTCGTCCGCGTGACTGCCCTGAATATCCAACACGTTGACGGTTTCGTCTCAGATACCTGCAACTACGAACTGACGGTGACGGGCGCTCTGGCGACCGCCGCACAGATGGGAGGTATCAAGCTCGAATCCACGGCTACTACGCGCTTCGTTAAGAATTGGAGCATCCGCCACAACAAGTTTAACACGCAGGCGCCGGACATTGGCATAACCCACAGGTGGTATGGCGCAGAGGCCAGCCCGGCATCTATGGTGGCAAACACGCGGGTTTTCTTCGACGGCAAGTTCGAGTTTAATGAGTGCTTGGGTGACGGAAGGTGCTTGCAGGTATCAGAAGGCAGAAACATCAGTTGGATCGGCAACCAGGCCAGGAACCCGTCTCAAGGCAATCAGTACGGCGGCGTTCAATTCCGCGCCATCGGAGTCGACAACGCCGTGTTCACCGGGAACTCTTGCTTGGTAGATACCGGGGACAGCGGGGCCGCTTGCATCTACATCGGTGGGAACGCCACTTTTGCCAATGATGAATCTAAAGGCTTCTCCATCACCGGGAACGTGGCCAAATACGACACCGTTCAGCTTACCAGCGATACCTATGGGGTCAATATCCTTGGGGCGCGAGACGGTACGATCAGCGGCAACACGTTCGTAAACACCCAGGCTGGCGCAGGCGGGGCCTCCGACGGCATCAAGGTACAAGCCGCCACAGCCCTCGTAAACAAGAACATTAACATCTCCAGCAACCGCATTGTTGGCTTCCTGGGGTACGAGATTCTGGTGAGTGATACAACTCCACCGGAACATTTGACTGCCCAAGGGAACCATCTCGGCGACTCCGCGGCTGGCGGTGCAAACGACTTTGGCGGCGCAGGAATTGCCAATCTGAAACGGTATGGCAACTACTCCGAGGCGGCAGGGACCTGGACTCCAATCAACACCGTCACCTTCTCCGCCACGCCGACTTTCGATGCCAGTCTCGGCAACACGCAGAAGATCACGCTGACGGACAATGTGACCAGCTCCACGCTCTCGAATGCCACGGCAGGGCAGCAGATTGATTTCCTCATCTGTCAGGACGGCACCGGCAGCCGGACGTTCGTGTGGCCCACCAACGTGCTGGGTGGGATGACTATCGGGTCCACGCTTTCTAAGTGCAGCGCACAGAGTTTCCGCTATGACGGGACCCTGACCAATGCCTACGCGCTCAGCGCGGGCGTAACGAATATGTGAGGTACAAATGGCTATTGTAGTTGGAGCCGTCGTAACAACACCAACCATCGGTTCCCTAGCCGATGAAGTCATTGCAAGGGTTGAAAACAGAGTTTCCGACAAGACACGCGCCGAGATTTGGCTGCGCGACGCCCTGCTGGAGATTTCTGCTAACCCGGACTTCCGGAACGAGTTTGTGGAGCTTGAGGAGAATGGACCGGACTGCGTCCTAACAATCGGCCTAGCTGAGTACGACGAAGCCCTGTTCGTCAACACCGGTGATGTAAACCTTGGTTTCCTGAACTTCCGCTTGTGGCTTGACCCGCCAACAAACAGTCGCTGGCGCAAGCTGGAATCTCGCTCGTACCAGTATATTGACAAAAGCTCAAAGCAGCCCTCAACTCCGTCTGTCTGGTACAGGTTCAAGGGAACCATCGGGTTCGACCCTCCTCCAGACAAGACGTATCAGGTTCGGTCGAGGTATTACCTCCAGCATCCAATTGATGATACGCTGGTTGGCGTGACGCAGATTTTGCTTCCAAGGGACTGGCTCGAAGTCCTGGTCTTGAGCGCCGCTGAACGCGGGTTCATGGAACTGCTGGAGTTTGAGAAGGCGACAACGATTCACATGCTTTTGCACGGCGACCCGAAGCACCCAACAAGGTTGGGCTTGCTCGCGGGGCGTATTAAGAAACGGGAACGCGAAGATTGGCGTCATTCCAGGGCGCTAAAGCCTGTTAAACGGGCGTACACGCTCGCAGGGAGGTATTGAGAAAAATGGGAACTTGGCCGTATGGACCAGGAGCACTTGATGGCGGCGGTGGCGCGCCTGGTGGCAGCTCGAACCAATGGTTCAACCCGCTACCGCCTTCTCCGCAGGTTTCGCCGGGGGTTGTGCCTCCGGCTTCTACTGGCCGTGGATACAGCGACACTGGCATTCCGTATGAGCAGGGTACAATGTTGACTGACCCTGGCCAGGCCGACTTTTGGCGTGTCAACCCGCTTGACCCATCGTTTACGCAGAACTTCCTGCAATTCTTGACCAGCCAAATGGGCAAAGGTGCAACTCCGTTTGACTTGTCAGCGTTGCTTCCTACCGGAGGTGAGACTGGAGCTGGACAGCTCACGGCTCCGCTCAACCCGTTGATTCAGGCGTTGATGAAGTTTTACCAAACCGGCCAGCCTGGTGAAACGCCTGGTTTGGGGCCTTTGTCGGAGATGTCCAAGACAGGGATGCCAGTCGACCAGACTCCGGCTTGGAAAGCCATGGTCGAGGCTATGCAGCGGCAGATTGGTCAAGGCGCCGAAGGAATGCGGGAGCAGTTCGCGTTTACTGGCAATCTTGCCTCATCGCCTTTTGGCCAGGCCATGGGAGACTACTACGGCCAAACAGAGAAAGACATCAACGCCCAGCTAATGCAGGCTCAGACCCAGGCTTTGGAAGCCGCTAGAGCCCGGCAGATGGGCGCCTCAGAGTTCCTGGCCACGGGCATGGGCAACCTCTCCGAGATTTTGCAGGGCTACGACCAGGCGTCAATTGACAGGCTCTTGGCCGAGTTCATCCGGACTCGTCCTGAGTATGGGCCGTTGATAAATGCGATGTTTGGGATGGCGACTACGTTTCCGCCGTATCTTGGAGGTTCCTACGGACTTGGCGTTGGCGGAGCCTTGGCGGGCTCTGCGGGGTCGATTATGAGTGGCATTGCTGACCTCTACGGGACTATCAGAGGTGGAGGCGGCGGTAGCAGCGGTGGAATCTACACCGGAGCGGGTGGTGAGGTCACCTCCGGTGGTGATATTGGTATGTAGGAGGTTTTTGTGGCTAATATGGGTCTTGGCAACCTCAGCGAGCTTTTGAAAAATGTCGTACAGACTCCAGGTGGTGCGGACCCGGCGGCCCAAGCCGGGGCTGCTCCTGGGGGAAACGCCGCCCTGTTCGAGAAGATTACGAAAGTGCTTGCACCAATGCTGAAGCAGTTTGGGCAAATCCAGGCGCAAATGCAGCCGCAGGGGCAGGCCCAAGGCTTCCCAGGCCAAGTTGGCGGGGCTCCGCCGGCGATTGTGCCAGGGCCTGTGCCTCCTGGCGGAGCCGCTCGCGCTGCGCCTGCGTTGCAGCAGATGCCCGGTTCGAGGCCATACGTCGCCCCTGGCGGCTACGAAACTGGTTTCGAGTTCCGCACTAAAGGTGGTGCTAGAGCAGCGACGGTCTCCGGCGCCGTCAGCAACATAATGCAATCAATTTCACGGATGAAGCAACAGGCGGAAGACCGGAAGCGGACGGAAGCCCAAAACATTATGAGTGTTCTTCTCAGGGCGTATGAGAACCCTGATGATCCGGTGAACAAGCGCATCATCCAGACGATTATGAGCGACCCGAAGAAACAGAAGGTCTTGAGGGAAATCTACGGGTCGGTTGCAGAAGCGATGAAGCCGGGCGAAACTTCGCCCGAGGCTGTCGGTGCGCAGCAAGCTGTTAAGGAGGCGCAGCAGAGGGAGCAGCAGGGGGCGGCGAAGCCGGCGCCGCAGGCCGGTGCCGGAGCGCAACCGCTGTTTATGACTGGGACTACGCCGCAGGCCCGCGCGGGCGCTGAGCAGGCTAGAACGGCGGAAATGGCAGAGAGTGTCAAGCAAAAGATGATGCAGCAGGGCCGGGGGCCGGAGATGCTTGGCGCTAGTCCCCTGGGCCGGGAAGAGCAGCACCAAGCTGCTAGGTTCGCTGCTGGGTTTGAGCTAAGCCCTGTCCAGAGAGCTACGCTGGATGCCAGGACGCAGATGACGCATGACCTGATTGTGTCACGCGAAATCACCGGCGCGTTGGCTCGGCAGACAGTCCTGGCCAAGGCTGTCATTGATGCCGAGTCTCGGGAGAAGGTCCAGCGGCTTCGCGGCGATGCTCTGACGGCCGTTGCGAAGTTGAGCCACAGTGGAACTCAGGACGAATACAATAAAAACCTTCGGGCGCTTTTAGCGGCCAAAAAAGCTGAGGCTGGCAACTTGCGGAATAACTATACATCTCTCTTGAAGGCTGACAAAGACGATGAGGCCGCCGCGTTTCTAAGCCAAGCTCAGCAGGTC